TTCGGGTTGCTGGAGAGTGCCCGTCCAACTTTACCATACGAATCGAGCAGTCGTATTACGAGGAGGTGGCGCGCAAATTGCCATTGACGTTTTCGGTATCGAAGTACATATTTTACAAGATGCGTAATCAGAAGCATCAGTATGTATTGACTAAGTGGAGCGACCCGAATTGCATTGATCATCAGCATTGTACCTGTGACCTTAACGTTGACATTAACATTATGGGACAGCAGCGTATTACAATACCTCGTTATCATGGAGTAGTCCGACAAACTCAGACCGATATTCTTCGAGAGCTCCACATTTTCCTGAACTCAAATTGGGACATCCGTAACGGCCTTTTGACCCCGCACTTATCAGATCCAGATGAGTGGTATTTGAGATATCGCTGTTCCTTTCCTGGTTCCAACGTCTCAGTATTGGCTGCACCAATGCATGTTGAGGGCGCCCCTAGGTCTGTCCATCTTCCTCAGCCTGACCGATTAGTTCAGCGTGATATGCAAATAGCCGAATGCCGGTACTACGGCAAATATTACGGAGTCGAGGTATCTCGTCAGTTTATGCGTCAAAATGTGTGGAATCCGTCTTGCTATTATCGGAATTCAGATTATGTGGCATCGCCTCCGTCCGGAGTTCCTACTCTTCGCACTCTTGCTCTACGTGCACATTCTATGTTCCGAAAATCCTTTGGTAGCACCAATGGTCGTCCTCACGTCATATCTTCCATGGTCGACCCATTTCCTAGGAAGTTTGTAGATGCGGTAATGCATTACCAGAAACCAGTAGTCAATCTTACGTATCCGGCACAGAAGATGTTGAAGGATTGTTTAACCCCAGCTCTTGATCGTATGTACTCGTACATGGGCACATCTCACTTATTTGGTACTCGTGATTGCAAAATCGATCTTAAGTCACTGGATGGCCTGTACATGGGTGCTTCAGCAGGATTGACCGACCACGACGAGCCTCCAGGTGTCGTCAGGAACACAGACGGTTCTACCACTGTTCGTTCCTTCATTGGTAAGAAGTATGAGTCCTACCCCCAATCACTAGATGCTGTTCTCAATTGGATATGTGATCCGGCTTCGAATGACCTCCCAGAGATTTACTGGTCCATCTCCGCTAAGTCAGAGAATTTTATTGACTTTACAAAGCAGGCAGACGATGCTATTTGGGAAGCCTGGAACCAGAAAACTCGAATCATAACTACTCCGAACACTGTCCATGTGATTCTTAGTCGTCTTTGCTCGCTCGAGCGTCACTTGATAGAGCGGGGCAAAATTCGGATTGGTCAAAAATGGTCTCGAGGTGGGGCAGACATGTTTGCGAAGGAGTGTGGAATGTTCAAGGGTTTTCTGATGGAGTTCTGCACAGCTGATGTTTCTAAGTTCGATACTAGTGTTCACCGACTCTTCATAGAACTATATTTTGCCCATGCACTAGTCTATTACAGGAAGGGGTCAATCGCGTATGAGATTATGACTCGGATGATAGGAATTGTAATGTCTCGCATTCTTGCGCGGGTGACGCACGTGTTTCGTCGGATGTGGCTCAAGTTCCTTGCTTCAGTTCCTTCAGGATGCATTGATACCTCCCACATGGATTCATGGATTATGATGTTGTACTACTTTCTTTTCCTAGTGTGGCGTATTCCTACCCTAACTCCAGAGCAGCAAGATTCGATTGATTCTCAGCTATTTGAGGGCTTGCTTAATTATCTCGTTTATGGGGACGACCAGGTCATGGGATTTACAGTGCTTAGTAATCTTACCGATTATATCGGAAT